TACGACGCATCCCTGGGCGCCAGAAGCAACGAGACCAGTGGCCGCGCCATCCTCGCAAGGCAGCGCGAGGGTGACGTGTCGACGTTTCACTTCATTGATAACTTGAGCAGGGCTATCAAGTACGCGGGGCGTTGCCTAATCGACTTGATCCCAGCGGTCTACAACAACGAGCGCATGGTGCGCGTGCTGGGTGAAGACGGCGACGTGAAGAACGTGCTGGTCAACCCCAAGCAAGCCGCCGAGTACGGCAAGGTCTACGAACTGGCCCGCGGCAAGTACGACCTGGTGGTGGAGGCTGGCCCGTCGTTCAGCACCAAGCGCGATGAGACACAGAATTTCCTGCTCGAAACCATGCGCGCCAATCCCAGCACCGCACCGCTGCTGATGGATGTGCTGGCTCGCAATATGGACTTCCCAGAAGCCGAGAAGATCGCCGCACGGTTCAAAACCATGCTGCCGCCTGCCATCCAGAAGATGGAAGAGCAGGGCGAGGATGTCACCGAGCAGACGCTAATGGCTCAACTCTCGCAAGCGCAGATGCAAATGCAACAAATGCAACAAGCGCTGCAGTCTGCCGAGATGCAGAAAGCGCAGTTGGAGTCGCAGAAGGTACAGCAGGACGGCCAGATCGAAGCGCAGAAGATGCAGCTACAAAAGGCTATCGAAGACCAGCGCGGCGAACTGGAGCGCTACAAGGCCAATCTGGACGCCCAGGTGCGCGTGTACGTCGAGCAACTGAAAGCCGGCACGCAAGAGACCAGCCAACTGCGTCAGCACGCAGCAGAGGATCGCCGCGCCACTGCAGACATGCTGGGCACCGATCCGGGCACAGCCGGCACGCTGATGCAGGCCACGCAAGACATCGCTGCGGGCATGCAGGCCATGCAGCAGTCGCTCGCACAGCAAGTCGCTGGGCTGGCCGATGTCATGACCGCGCCCAAGCGTGTTGTGCGCGATCCACGCACGGGCAAGGTGGTCGGCGTCGAGCCGGTCATGCCCGCAATCAATCCTGCCATCGAGGCTCAGATGCCCGATGGGTCAATTTAAGGGGTAAGCAATGGCAGTTGGCGATATCAAATGGTTCGGCCAGGGTCTGCATGACCTGGGCAACAAAATCCACAACCTGAGTTCAGACGTAATCAAACTCGGGCTGATTACCAGCGCCGCAACACCGGCTATTGCCACTGCTGGCCCGCACTGGGGTGGCACTGGCACAACAAACTTTGCAACCAATCAAGTGACCACCGGCACCAGCTACGTCACTGGCGGGCCGTCGTTGACAGATACCTGGACGCTAGTGGCCGGTGTGCCTACGTTTCGCGCTGACATCGTGACGATTGCGCAAGACGCCGCAGGGTTTACCAATGCCCGCTGGGGAATCATTTACAACAACACCGACGCCAATAAGCGCGCCATTGCATTCATCGACCTCGGCTCTGACCGCTCGATCGTTTCTGGCTCGCTGACGCTGGACTGGTCGGGCGCAACCAACGACGTACTGACCATCACCCAGAGCTAAGCATGCCTGGCCAAGTCAACGTCAAGATCGCCTGGACGCGCCCAGGTGGCGGTGCTGCGCCTGCCATCACCTCGCCCGCGTTCCTGGTTGCGGGAACCGTTGACACGCTGTACCCGACGACGTATTTCGCGGCCACCGGCACTGCGCCGATCACTTGGAGCGTCACGGCAGGCACGCTGCCGACTGGGATGGCGTTCAGTAGCGCAGGCGTCCTGTCTGGCACGCCTACGGCTACAGCCTCGGGGAGTATTACCTTCCGGGCTACGAATGCTTATGGGTTTGCAGATAGGCCGTTGACGCTTACGGTTAATGCGGCGCCATCTGGCGACTTAGCAAACGTATCGGCCACGATCACGCCACTGCAAGGCGCTCGAAACGGCACCCCGATCACGGTCAACAGTTGGTCGCTTTTGTCGAGCGTTTCTAATTTCGCTGGTACGTGGTCGCAATACGTCGGAACCATTCCGGGAGCAGACGAGAATGTCGTTGTGTATATGTGGACTGGGCCAAATAATTGGCGATGCTTGCAGATAAGCGGGAAGTTAACGCCTGCCCTGACTCGGTACTCTGATACTGGTCGATTTTATACAGATAGTTCAAAAACAGTTGTTGCGCCAAACAACACTGTTCCGTCCCTTACAGATACAAAGTTGGCGTTTGATGTTTCTGTAACGGAGAGCGGATCGGCTATCCCGTGGATTTGCGGTGCAATTTCTACCACAAAAACATCTCTGTCTAATCTTGAAGTTTATTTAGGCAGCAATGTATTTGCATTTAATTCTGTACCTGCAGTCACGATGAGCAAAGCTGTTGATCTAGTGAAACAGTGGAAAATATTCGGAGCTTACACAAATGCTGATCTAGGCGCGCCGGGAGTGCGTTCACCTGCTGGTGGTTCTTCATGGTCTCAAGTTGATTACGACCCAGAAACCGCCGCTCCAATTTCTTCAAACTGGTCAACTTACCAAGGCTTGATTTTAAATGCAACCGGGGGCGATAATTTTTCTGGTAGAAGCTATTATGAGGCTGGCGAAGCTCAACTATTAGACGAAGCAATTCAAGGCATAACGACAAATGATGTTCCAGCAAAACACTGGAAGTTAATGTCTTATGCGCTAAACGTAGCTAGAGTACCTCAGTTGTGTTTGTGGGATGATTCGGTTCACAGAATTACAGACCCACAAAAAGGTAATAGGCCGTACTACTACCATGTTGCTGGAGTTCAAGATCCTGGGTTTGGAAAAGAACAGTATCAGATTAGATCGTTTGTTGGCGGGGACGGCCCGACGAGTCATCCTTGGACTGGGACTAGTTATTATTACGCAGTGACAGGGTGCCCGATATTTGCGATCGTTGGTTCTGGTGTTTTTTGCGCGCAGTTCGCAGTAAATTATGCGTCTGAAATACGCAGAACTTATAACAGAATAAATTCTTACACCGCAGCATCAGATGCCGGGGTTGATAGAGCGGAATCTTGGGCGATAGGTCGCGCATCAAAACTAATTGCGGTCTTGCCTTCTACGGGAAGAGTGCCTGGAAGCGTATCGTATTCTCAACTGCAAGAGTTTTTGACTGAAGTTCTTACAGTTCCCGTGCTTGGAGTAAAAGAAAGAATTGCAAGAAGGAAGGTTCAAACTACGCCCGGAACAACAATAGACGATACTCTGCGGTTTTTGTCTCAAGTTATAAATGCTTGTCAACTTGGCGCACCAGATACATGGAGCGGCGGTAACACGGTAGCCGAGGGCGCTAGGCAAAGCACACTGATGATTTATTACGGGATTGAGAATAGTCTTCTTTTGGCGGCACAAGGCTATCCCGACTATGTAACTTATGTAGACGAATTGATTGAACAATTTTTGCGGTGCATTCAAGTTTATGGCGTAATTGGTCTATTTAAAAACACAAATCGATCTATGGGTCCGCAGGTAACGGCATTAAACGCTGGCGCAAACTGGACTCAATTAACTTTGAGTGATATGCAGGTTTATGCAAACTCAGTTGGTCAATATCAAACATCAACGACCGACGGATCCGCTTACGATATTAGGTTTATGATTGTAATGACAAGGTTTATGTACGCACTTAAAGTGGCCGCAGACAAGGGAAGAATTAGTACTGCATCTGGAGCAAAAGCCTTGAACATGTACAATGATATGAATACTGCGGTTTCGGGAGTAACAAACGGAAGCCTTGTTAGTCCTCTTCCGTCTTACGGTAATTATTTTGGCGTTCCAGCATCTCTTGTTTCTCAGATGGCCTAATTTATGCCAACGACATCAACATACACATTCGCCGGGGCGACATCCCCCGTTGTTGGCAGCAACGGCAACCCGTTTGGCAGCATCACTAGCGCTCTTACAATAAACGCTCAGGGTATTGTTTCTGCTGATCTTTATGACACCATAGCTACCGCAACTGGCTCGACAATAACCGGGTTTGATGCTGGGTATACGTTTGAAATTAAGTTTAAGTCTTCCGGCGCAGTGGCAGACAGGCGTATTTTCTCTCCCGACAATGCGGGGACAGGTACTCTTCCTATAACAATTGTTAGGTCTGGCTCCCTCTCCAATGCTGTAAATGTTGTTCATTTCAATACTTCAAATACTTCTTTCACCTCCTCGGCTGGGTTTTTTGTTTACGACGGCGCTTTTCATACGTACAAGTTTGTATACAACACAACGACGGTAGAGTGTTTCCGAGACAATGTATTGATTAGCTCGGGGGCTATTGGTGCGCCTAGCACCACATACGCCCCAAACAGAATATTCATTGTTGGTTCGCAGGCTGGATTTGCCGCTGACCCAACGGCAGCCCTTACGATTGAATATGCGTTTATCAGCGTCGGCTCGCCCGTCACCTACACCTACGCCCGCCCGACATCCGACATCACGACCCAGTGGACGCCCAGCACCAGCACTGACCACTTCGCGCTGATCGACGAGACGACGGCCAACGACGCCGACTACATCTACGCGACCGCTGCCGGCCAGACCGACGAAGTGCGGCTTGCGTCGATGACCGCGCCCCAGGCCGGCACGAGCTTGCTTATCAACTACCGCGTGCAAGGCATCAGCGGCAGCGCATCGGTGACGCTCTCGCTGGTGTGCAACACCACTGTGCATGCAACCGACACCACACGCACTGCAAACGGCAACTACACGCTCACCGTGCCATCGGGCACCTGGGCGTCGGTAGCCGACTGGACAAACATGCGTCTTCGATTTGTGAGTGCGTGATGAACGATTGGCCGAGCGTTAAACCGCCTACTCAGAACGTGATGATCGTGCTGACAACCGGCGATGAATTTTTGGCTGAGTTGGTGAACGGGCAGTGGTGGGCGCCGCTGCCTGACAACCCGAATGCTGCGCCGATATCAAACGAGTTCGTTGTCGGCTGGCGTTTGGCTGAGTAGGCTGAGCCGTGGCTATTCCGCAGGTCACCGGCAACGGAACAGCGGTCAGCGGCGCTGGCTCACTTACGGTTGCCTGGCCTACGCACTCAGCGGGCCACATTGGCCTGCTAGTTATCGAGATCGGCGGCGAGGGCACCACCCTAAGCATCACCGCGCCAACAGGCTGGGCTGCGGTCACCGGGTCGCCGGTGACAGATGTTGCAACCACGGCCGGCTCAAAGCTACAGGTTTTTTGGAAGCGAGCAGCATCCAGCGCTGAAGGGGATGTCACGGTTCCCGACTCTGGCGACCATCAGCTTGCCAGAATCGTAACCTTCAGTGGATGCGCGCCGACTGGCGATCCGTGGGATGTCGTCACAACAGCGACAAAAACTACCGCATCAACGACCGTCACTTTCCCCTCGGTAACAACGACGGTTGACGAAGTGCTCTGCGTGCTGATTGCCACGCGAGCAAATGACAGTGCGTCAACCACCGCCTTCGGTACGGCGGCGGCGATGACATCAAGCCTAACGAACCGATCCAAATCGGAAGCCGGTACGACTTCCGGTCATGGCGGTGGCTTTGCAGTTTTTGTTGGCGAAAAGGCAACAGCCGGCGCGACCGGCACGTCGTCAACAACCTGCCCGTCGTCCACCAACGCAATGATGGTGATCGGGCTGCGGCCCGACCCAAGCATAACTATTGCAGGGCAGATTGGCAATGCCGCAGCCGCTGGATCAGCGGTAAGCGTCAACGAAACAATCGCCGGAAATATCGGCGGCGCATCTGCTGCGGGCAACACAGCAAGCGTTGTCGAGCAGTATTTTGCGCGGGTTACTTGGGCCGAGGCCGCCTACCAGGCAATCCCTAATGTCACCGTACCGTTTACGGTTGGCAATGCAGTCGCTGCAGGTTTCACCGCAGGCGTCAGTGTTTATGACGCTGTGCGCGTCACGTGGGCAGAGGCGCAGTACCAAGCTGTTCCAAACGTTACCGTCCCGTTCGGTGTCGGCAATGCGGTAGCCGCTGGCAGCACTGCGGGCATCACCGTCTACGGTGGTGTGCGCGTTACGTGGGCAGAGGCGCAGTACCAGGCTGTTCCAAACGTCACCATACCGTTCGGTGTTGGCAACGCTGTGGCCGCTGGCGCTACAGCAGGGGTGGCCGTCTACGGCGCGGTGCGCATCACCTGGGCCGAAGCGCAGTATCAAGCAACTAGCGGCACCACCGTCCCGTTTACTGTTGGCAACGCAGTAGCGGGCGGGCCAGCAGGCGCCACAGTCAGCGAAGACATCACGCTGGTTGCTACGACCGGCAACGCAGTCGCTGCAGGCTCTACGGTCAGCATCACAACGCCGACGCTGATTACCTGCGGGATTGGCAACGCGGTTGCTGCAGGCCAGCAGTGCCAAGTCCTGCCGCCGCTCACCGTAGCACCCAGTGCAACCCCGGGCTATGCGCCTAAGACGCGCTACCGCGTGCGGGTGGGTACTCGGTGGATGGAGGTTGATCCGCTTGACCCGATGAGCGTGCGTAGAGCCTACGACGCCGCGCAGGAAGACGCGCAAGACGCTGCCACGCAAGACGTAGAAGCACCCGCCGCCGTGGCCGCACAGGCCGTGGTGGTGCAGCCCATCAAGGGGCCGGATTACGCAGGGCTTGCCAAAGAAGCCCGCCGGATTAGCGAAGACATCCGCAAGGTTTACGCAGACGCACTGCAAACCGCACTCATCGCGCGCCTCATGCGCGAACAGATAGAGCGCGACGACGAAGACGACATCGCCGTCCTGCTCGCCAGTATCTAACCGCAGCGCAATCGGTTAGCACAAGCCGCCTTCGGGCGGCTTTTTTATTGCGCGTTCACTTCGGAAACACATGAACGACACAGAGAACAATCTGCCGGAAGCGGCGGAACTCTCGCAGCCCGCGCTTGACCAAGCGCAGCCCGAGATCGGAAGCGACCCCACTGCAGACCAATCCAGCGACACCGATGGCGATACGCAAGGCGTTGACCCAGAGGTTTTTGAGGAAGTCGAGTACGAGGGGAAGAAATACGCACTCCCGCCTGAGTTGAAGGACGCAATCCTTCGGCAAGCCGATTACACGCGAAAGACGCAGGAACTGGCGCAAACACGCCAACAAGCCGAGCAGACATTCGCGCAGCAGCAGGCACGCATCGAGGCTGAAAGGGCAAACATCCAAGCAGTGGCGCGACTCACTGCGCTGGATGAGCGTCTGCAGCAGTACGCAGGCGTTGATTGGGACAGCCTAAGCCAGAGCAACGGCGAGCTGGCTCAGCGCGAGTTTATGAAGTACCAGCAACTCAAAGACTCACGCCAACAATTTGTCGCACAAATCCAGCAGCACGAAGGCCAACGAGCAATGCAGGAGCAGCAGGAAACTGCCAGGCAACTGCAAGACGCAAACGAAGCACTCAGCCGCGAGATTAAAGGGTGGTCACCCGACTACGCGCAATCCCTGCGCGAAGTAGCGAAGTCACTGGGCGCAAAAGAAGAGCAACTGAACGGCATCCGCGAACCGTGGATCGTGAAGGCACTTCATGCGCAAAAAGTGCTCGCGGAGATGACCAAAAAGGCGGGCGCTGCTGCACCGGCAGTCGCTGCAAAACCTGTTCGCACCATCAGCGGCGGCAACGCAAAAGCCACTGTTGATCCCGACAAGATGAGCATCGAAGACTGGATGCGCCACGAACAGCGGCGCACGGCATCTGCACGCCGATAGCACTCACCACAACTTAGTCACTAACGAAACCAAAGCCGCGAAAGCGGCTTTTTTCATTTCTAGGACGCAATCATGGCTAACACCATCCTTACCCCCACCGCAGTGACCCGCAAGGCGCTGCAAGTGCTTCACCAGAAGCTCAACTTCATTGGCAACATCAACCGCACCTACGACGACTCGTTCGCCAACAGCGGCGCGAAGATCGGCGACTCGCTGAAGATCCGTCTGCCCAACGAGTACACCGTTCGCACCGGCGCCAGCTTGTCCACGCAAGACACTAGCGAAACCAGCACCACGCTGCAGATCGCTACACAAAAGGGCGTTGACCTCACCTTTAGCAGCGCAGAACTCACCTTGAGCCTGGACGACTTCTCGTCGCGGATTCTTGAGCCTGCGATGGCTGTGCTGGCTGCGAACATCGAAGCCGATGCGCTCAGCATGTACAAGGACGTGTACAACATTGTCGACAACGACGGCAATGCCATCTCGTTCCTGAACATCATGCAGGGCCGCAAGCTGCTGAACGACAACTTGGCTCCGATGGACAACAACCGGACTGCGCTTTTGTCGACCGATCACACCGCCAAGCTGGTGGATGCGCTCAAGGGTCTGTTCCAGGACTCCAACGCGATCAAGCAGCAGTACAAAGAGGGCATGATGGGCCGCACGGGTGGTTTCGACTTCTACGAAAACACTCTGCTCGCCAACCACGCAACCGGCACTGCCGCCAAGACGACCACCTACACCGTCAACGGCGCAGTGACCACCAACGGCTCGACCGCTGTCACCGTGGCGACCGGCGCAACGACGTTTAAGGCTGGCGACATCTTCACCGTTGCGGGTTGCTTCCGCGTCCACCCCGAGACCAAGGTTTCGACCGGTGTGCTGCAGCAGTTCGTGGTTGCCGCTGACTACGCTGGTGGCGCTGGCTCGCTGACGTTTGCTCCGGCCATCTTCACCTCTGGCGGCCGTCAGAACGTGGTGGCTGCCGGTATGGCGAACTCTTCGGCCATCGTGAAAGTCGGTGCTGGCAATGCTGAGCTGCTTACCCCGTCGATGGTGTTCCACCGCGATGCGTTTGCCTTTGCAACCGCTGACCTGGTGATGCCCAAAGGCGTGGACTTTGCGGCCCGTGAAGTCTATGACGGCATCTCGCTGCGTACCGTTCGCCAGTACGCAATCAGCACGGACACCATGCCTTGCCGGATTGACGTTCTGTACGGCTACAAGACGATCCGCGCTCAACTGGCCGCGCGTATCCACGCTGACGGCTGATCGGTCTAAGCGTTAAGCAGTAAGGGGCCGGCTCACAAGGCTGGCCCCACCATCACCAGAGGGAACTATGGCGCTCACGACATACGCGGGACTGAAGACCGAGGCGGCCGCATGGCTGCATCGCAACGATCTGACCGACAGGATTCCGACGTTCATTGAGTTCGCTACCAACCGACTTGCCCGCACCATCACCTCGCCAAGGATGGAAGCATCCACAACGCTGAGCGTGGTCAATGGCGTTGCGTCGATCCCCAGCAATTTCCGCTCGGCTGTCGCCATGACGCTTGGCACAGTTGAGTACAAAGCCATCACCGCTGCCGACCTGCGCGCGATGAATCAGGGCGGCATCCGGCCAACCTACCCGGTGTATTCCATCGTCAACAACCAGTTCAACGTGTACCCGGCTGACAGTTCGTCGCCCACGCTGATCTACTCGGTACAACTAACAAACTTGGTAGCCGATGCAGACACCAACTGGGTGCTGCAGGACTACCCGGACGTGTATCTCATGGCGTCGCTTGCTGAAGCGCGCAAGTTCGTGTTGGATGACGCGCGCCTGGTGCAGTACGAACAGATGACGATTGCGCGCATCGCGGAACTGAACCGCAACGAGCTGCGCAACGTTGAGAATTCGGCCACCTGGTACAAGCAGCGCGAACTGCCGGTGCATCTGCCGGCCTATGACATCCGGTTCGGCTGACATGCTGGTACCGCTGACCCAATTCGCCCCGGACGCTGATCCGGGCGTGGCTGGCGCACTGGTGGACGCTACCGGCGTCATGCCCATCGAGCGCAGTATCAAGTCCGCTCCAGAGGCGCTGGACACGGGCATCGCTACCGCCGCATCGGAAATCTACGGTGCGGCCACTGTAGAGCGCGTAGACAGCTCCAAGACGCTATACATGGGCACGGCCACGAAGCTGTACTCAGCCAGCGGATCGACATGGACGGACGTTACCCGCTCTGCAAGCAACTACTCCGCGCCCGCATCCAGCAGCTGGTACTTCACCACCTTCGGCAACCAAGTGCTGGCGGCCAACAACGGCACGGTGATGCAGGTGTCCACTGGCAGCCTGTTTGCTGACATCAGCGGCGCGCCGCGTGCCGAGATTGTGGAGACGGTTGGTCTGTTTGTGATGGCGTTCAACGCATCCGACGGCGCGGCCTGGGACTACGACGACGGCTGGTGGAGCAGTGCACAGGCTAACGCTACGGACTGGACGCCTGCCATTGCAAGCGGCTCGGTGCGTGGGCGTCTGTATGCCACACCCGGCCCTATCCGCGCCGCCAAGCCGCTGGGTGAGCAGATGGTGGTGTACAAGAACACGGGCGTGTATCTGGGCACTAATTCCGGCCCGCCGCTGTGGTGGACTTGGCAGCTAGTGCCAGGCGATGGTGGGTGCGTTGGCCGGTACGCGGTGGCGCAAATTGTGGTCAATGGTGCGCCCGCACATTTTGTTGTCGGCCCGCGCGGTATGTATGTGTTTGACGGCTCGCGCCCTGTTAAAATTGGCGACGGGATAGTACGTCGGTGGTTTTATCAGCGGCTCAATCCCACCTACCGCGAGAAAACCTCTTGCGTCGTAGACCGCGCAGAAGGCGTCGTCTACATCCTGTTTGCCAATAGCGAGTCAACGGGCAGCCTGAATGATTGCCTGATCTACTCTTACCTGACCGGCAAGTGGGGCAGGGGGCGCAACTACGCAGCCCGCTTCGGCCTGCAATACCTAGCCCCGTCCAGTACGTTCGATACCGTGCCGCCGGTTGGTGTGACGTACGAAGCAATCGACGCACCGAGCTACGACGACCTGTTCCGCGACGCGGACATGGAAGCGGCGGCAATCGTTACCACTGGCGACCGCATCGCAACGCTGAACGGTTCGGCCAACAGCAGCAGCTTCCGCACTACTTACTTCGGCACCGACGGCAACTTGTCGCTGATGCGCCGCGTGCGTCCGCTGTTTATTGCCAGCCCCACCACTGCCAGCATGAACCTACTGGTGGGCGATGCGCTGGGTGATGTGCCATCGACGTATCAATCTGCCACCTACAGCAACAAGAGATTCGATGTGCTGGCGGAGGCGCGCTGGCATCAAGTGGATATGACGGTGACGGGCGGGTTTGAGATTACCGCGCTGGACGTGGATCTGTCGGGAGTCAGCGAAGAGTGAAGCTGAAAAACAAATGAAGCTCAACGAAGACCCGGTGCTGCCGTCGCTGACGGGGCCAACCTTTCTGCCGTTTCTAAAGCACCTGCTGGCCAGCCTTGCCCGCCAAGTGAACGGGGCAACAGAAGGCCGCATTGCCTCCATCCACGCTGCCAATACCTCGTTCCCGACGACGGGCGATTGGATGCAGGGCGATGTGGTGCGCAACAGCACGCCGACGGAGCTGGGCACGGCTGGTAGCAAGTATGTGGTCTATGGGTTTTTGTGCGTCGCCTCTGGAACCCCTGGTACCTGGGTACAGCTAAGAGCGTTGACCGGCAACTGAAGCTTGCTTTCAATCTCCGCAAGAGGCTTATCTTTT